GCACCATGGGCCTAAGGGAGGACTTAACGCCATTGGTTGCATTTTGCATTGCGGACCTTAGGGCAGTTGGGGAAAACAACCCGGAAAAGCCCTTTGTCCAAACCTCTGCCACCCTCCTGGCGTATTGCTCGGACATGGCAACAACTTGCTCAAACCCGGAGCGCACTTGCGTGGTGTCAACGGAAATTGTTACCTTCAGGTCTGGTTCGTATCCTTCTGCCATGCTATTGCTCCTTTCCGCCATGTGGCTTTGGTGGCATGTTTAGAAAGCGCCTAAGTATTGCCTCCTGCTCCTGCCACGTTTGCTTTTTGGGTTTGGCGCTTGCCTCAAACAACTCCGGGAAGTCCCTCTTCATTGTTTTATAGGGCTTTCCGTCAAGCCCAAGCAATATAATTTCGCCGAGCATTCTATTGGCCCTTACGGCGCACGCCAATTGCGCTATGGCCTCACGCCTTTCCCGGGCCCTGTGCCCTTCCAAAAACATGCCTAGTTCGGAGTGGTCGCATGCGTTAAATTCCGCAATTCCCATTCCGTAGCCTAGGCATTCGGGGCACAATTTGTCGAAGACCTCCGTCATCCGCAGATGGCGTAGGTCCTCGGTATTGCTTTTGCCCTCCCCCACGCTTAGGGTTGGGCTTTGATAAAATTGATGGAAGCGACCAATTTTTTGAGAAGCGACTCCATGTCGTTTTCCGGGTTGTCGAAATACTCGTCAACCAACTTTTCGGCCTGGTCGTACTGCAAATTGGGGTCGTTGATTAGCAAGGCGCCCCAAACGAGGGTAACAAGGTCGCCCATAAGGGGCATGCCCATTTTTCCGTCAGGGGTGGTGCCAAGGGCCTCAAACACGGACTTGCCGAGTTCCTTCTCAACGCGGCGGCAAGCGCCGACGCCAAGTTTTAAAAGGTAGTCCTTTTCGCCAATTCTAATGGTTTCCATTGCTTATTCCTCCTTAGGAGCCACTGTAGGAAGTGACCACGGTGACGGTGATGGCGCCTTCGGATTCCGCCCAAGTAACGTCTTTGGAATCGCCCTTCTTGTAGAAGGAGGCAACAAAGGTGAGCGCACTGTCAACGTCCGCGCCATTAAGTTTGGTTTTAATGCGGGCAACAAAGCGAACTCCGCGCTTGTTGGGGAACAACACGTCAATGGTGTAATAGGTACCGGCCAATTCCGCCGCGCGCAACGCCGAGTAGTTGTCTGTGTTTCCGCTCTGCGCCTTGTCCTCAAGCAAAAGTGTAATATCAACGGAGGGGAAATCCTTAACGCCCGGAACGTAGGAGCGCTCCGTCTGCCTAAGGGTTGTAACGTCAATGTCATTGGCGTCCCCACCTAATTCGCCAATGCTTGTAATGGAGGTAACCTCGGTAAACGCAAGGTTGCTTCCTTCCCCAGAGGCAATAAACAAGCGAGTGCCAATGGTGGATGAGGGGTTGCCCTCTACCGTCGCTAGGGTATGAGATTCGGCCATGATTTTTCTCCTTTCACCTTATCTGGTTTTGTATCACGTCGTAATAGCCCGTGGCCGTGGCCCGCAAATGGTGCCTGGCCTCGTCCTCGTATATGGTTCCTTGGCTAACGCAAGTGTACCCCAACCCCATCATTGCCTTGTCCACAACAAGGAACAAATCCAAGCACTGGGTGGGAGTCTTGCACCATATATCAATATTATAGGTTAAAAGATAGCCAACAACAAGTTTGTTTACGTCCCTATCCTTATCCGTTATTCCTCCTAGGGAATACGTAACAATGGGAAGGCTTGTAAACTTTTGTGGCCATCCGTAGGTTGCCTTAACGTTGGATTCCTCCAACGCCGCGTTTATTGTGGGCAAAACCTCAGCAATTATTTGCTTTTCCGTTTTCCTTGGGGTCATGCGCTAGTCCTCCTCGGCCTCAATAAACGAGGCCTGAACGGCTGCGGAACGCAAGAAGTACGCCTTGTGCAATCCGCGCAACACCGCTTTGCAGTCGTTAACAAATGAACTTCTAAGCCTTAAAAACGCTGGGTACACAAATGGCCTTGGTGGCATGCCACGCGTGGAAATAACGTGGTCAACAATGGGGTTGTAGTATTTCCAAGGCGTGCTTCTGTACTTTGGCACGCCCCTGCGCTCTTGCATGGTTCTGGAAATGTTATGCACGTTTTCCTTGCCAATAGGGCCAGTGCCCCACTCCACGTAGGCAGCGTGGCCACTTGCGTTGCCAAAGGAGCCCATAATAACCTTTCCCCGCTTTGTAACCCCAGAAAAGAAATTGGAGCGAATTGGCTCATCCGACCAAAGCGTTCCGCTTTTGGTTTCCCTTATCACAAATGGGTAGTCGCCCTCATCGCCCTTTCTAATGTTGAGGGTCCTTTTGTAGTTAACGCTAAAGAACCTTTCTTGCTCAAATATGCGCCTTGCCGTGTTGGACATGGCCTTCAAATAGGCCTCCAAAAGGTTGGCCAACTCGTTTTGTATAGTTTGCAAATACCCAAGTTTGCCCTTTTCCTGCAAAGGCGTTTTTCCGCCTGGCGCCCATTGCCACCTTTCCGCGTCCCTTCCACGGGCGTGGTAAAAGTAAATGTTTCCGGTGCCCAAAAGTTTTTTCCTTAGGTTGCTTGACACCGTGCACGAAATCATTTGCCAACCTCCCTAACAGTTAAAACCAACGCTGCGTCCGTTGGGTACTTGCCCATTATTTCATAATATTGGCCATTGTACAAAACAACGTGGTCCTGCTGGCTTACTTGGCTTGGCCCAAGGTCGCAAGCAACCCTAAACGTTGAGTCCTTGTAACTGCCAAACTCATCCGTGTCGGACATGCTTGACGTTGGCTGAAAACTGCCCTTAAACGACAAAATGGGCTCGTAACCAAAGCCCACCACCGCGCCAAACTCATCCGTTTCGGAAACCTTGGCGCATAACTGCATTGCCTTATCGTAAAACGCGTTTGCAATGGCCTTTTTAAATGATTTTGGAATGTTCATGGCCTAACCCCACTTAAAGCGCCTAAATTGCCTAAGTTGGTGGCCCCAGCCATTTAAAAACTCCGTAACCTCCGCTTGGCTAAGGCCAGCGGTTGCGGCGGCTGGGCACTCCCCATAGGTAACGCTTTGGCTTCCGTCCTTAATGGTTTTGGCAATGGCGTTCTCAAACGAGGCAAAGCCATTTTTGTTGGCTTGCGCCTTTGAGGCAACCATTTCAACCCAAACGTAGCGCAATTCCTGGGGAACTGCCTTAAGGGCGCAATAGTTTTTAATAAATTGCTCAATGCCCTTTGTGTAATACAAAAGGTAACTGTCCAAAAGCAAGTTATCATCCATTAGGCCCATAATGCGCCTGGCTTGGTTGTACACCCACTTTTCCTCTTCGGTGTAGTCGCCAAGGTCATAATAGATGGTAAGTTGCCCACTTGCGCTTATCTCAAACCTGCTCTCGCGTGGCAGGAAGCCATAGGACAAAACGCGCAAGATGCCTTTTTCAATATCGAAAACAGGGGGGTTGGCAACCCCTTCGGGAACCTCATAAAAGAGGTTTGTTCCCTTTATGGCGAAGCGAAGCAATGCCATGGCGCCAATCCCCCTGTGATTTGTTATAACGTGACGGTTGCGACGTAAACGCTCTTCATGGCCTCAAAGGAGGGAAGCATGAGCGCGGAAACGTTAACAATCATGTTAACCGGAACAATGTGGAAATCCTTCCACGAGGCAACGCTAACGCCGGTTTCGACAACTTTAACGTCAACACCGGGTTGCTCCCCATTGGCCAAGTCCGCCTCCTCTGGGGTAACGCCAAAGTGCGTTTTGCCAAGGTTGCCCTCCGGGAAGAAGGCAATTTTGTTGTCCGGCCAGAAACGGTGCTCGGAGCCATCCGCGTCCGCGTAGAACTTGTCATAGGCAACAAGCAGAACACTGGTTTCCCGTAGGATAAAATCAACAAAGTCGGATTTGGTAAATGGCTTAGTGTTGGCATAGCCAACGGGGTTGGCGTACTTGCGAATGGAATCGCTCTTGGCGCCCGCCAAAAGCATCTTGTTGGAGCACAAGGCACGGGTAATAACAACGCCGTGCGTGTTGGCCTCCTCAACAACCGCCTGAATGTCCTCAAGGGGCGTGGAGGTGGCCGGGTTGCTCCAGTTGAACTTGAACTTGGCGTTGGCCTTTGCCCACGACTTGTTGGAATCGTCAAAGTCGTAGTCATAGTTAACAACACGGCCCGTTTCGTTCGGGGCGGAAATGCTGATTGCGCCACTGTAAAGCAATTGGCAACGCATGCGCTCCGCCTGAACCAACGCGCCTGAAATTAAAGAAGACTCATCATCGTAGATTTTGGCAACAAGGGCCTTGGCGGCGGGGGTTGCCAAACTCTGAAGCTGCAGAAGTTGCTGACGCTCCTTCTCTCTGACGCTCATCTGCTCCCTGAAGAATGGCATAGTGGTCTGGATTGCGGACATGCCAATTCTGTCGCGGAGCGCCGGTTGGGTGTCAAGCGCCGAGGGGCGAAGGGCAACCGGAAGCCCATTGTAGCCCATAAACCACTCAAGGGTTAATCCGGGGTTGCGGACGGCCGGGAACAATGTTTCGGCCACGTACGGGATGCGGTTTTCGGTGCGCTTCTCGTAGTATGTGGCAACCGCGGTGGCGTTAATAAGTTGTTCTAACTGCATGGTTTTCTCCTTTCATTAGGCAACGGTGGCAATCGTAATGGCGGAGGCCGGCGCAACGCCAAGGGACATGGCGGCGGCGACTGGCACTGCGGTAACGTTGCCGGCGACGGTGGTGGCACTGGCCTTAAGGTGAAGTTTAACGTGCGTTGGGCTCACGTATTCAACCCTGTCAAGGCCAACCTTGGTTCCGCTGTCCCCGGTGATTGTCCAGTTGGCTTTGGTGGTTACGGTGGCCTCGCGGAAGTCCTCGCCCGAAACGTAGACGTCAACCTCGTATTCGGTATTGGCGGCGTCGCCAACCGCAATTGCAAGTTTTTCCGCACTGAGAACGGCGGCAATGGTAACGTCGCCAAGTGGGAATAGGATAAGGCCCTGGGCCTTAAGGGCCGCTTTCGCGGCAGAGGCAATGGCAATGGGGAGTTTGCGCTCCTCAACCTTGCCATCAATGAGAATGGAAGCGGCAACGTCCCCGTCCGTAACGTCGTAGTCATTGAACACGAGGCCAATGCAACTGCCGTCATTGGAGGGGTAAGGCGTGAACGCCTTGATGATTTTACGGCCATCCTCGGTAACAACGCCATAACTGGATTGGTTAAGCATGCGCTCAATGGCATGCCAATCCTGGGACATGGCAAGGATGTTCTTTTGGGTGCCGTAGGATTTTCTGCTTACTGGCATGGACATAAGTTTTCCTCCTAATAGTTGTCCGTTTGCATCTTTTGGTGGCTACTTTTTGCCACCCCCGAAGTATGTGTCGGACCCAAACCTGCTTGAGGTGGTCGACGCGGCCACCTCCTTTGCGAAGTCCGCAATGCTCGGTTGCCCAGTGTTTCCGGTGTTTCCCGTCTGGGTAACCGGTGGGTTTCCAGCTGGGTTCCCGCTAAATGGGGGCTGCGTCGTGGTGTTTGGGGCTCCAGACGTTTTGAACATATAGGGCTTGGAGGCGAGTAATTGCTTTTTCTGCTCCTCCCATCCGCCGACAATTGCTCCATTGTCGTCAATGCTAACCTTCGAGAGGTCAACAAACCCAAGAATATCCGATGGGTTGTGCGCGATTGGGCCAAGGTCGCTTGTAATGGCGGCCCTTTTTCTAAGTTCAAGCAATTCGGCGGCGTGCTTGGCCTCCTCCGCCTTGTGCTGCTTTTGCAAATTGTCAATGGTCTGCCTTAGGGCGTCGTTGCCCTCAGCGTCCTTTTTGAGTTTTTGCAAATCGGCGTTTACTTGGTCAACTTGCGCCCGAAGCCCATTCTTTTCGGCAATTACCTCGTCGAACTTGGCCTTTGGAATGTACAAGCCGGATTTTACGTATTCCTGCTCAACAACCCCAAAAACCTTTTTTGCTTGCTCCTCGGTTAGCCCAAGTTTTACCAATTCTTCCACTGTCATTTTCATTTCCTCCTACCTTGTTATAGCGGTTGGCCCCGCCTGAGTTATGAAGGCATAACGGGAAGTTTGTTACACCCTATCTTTATTATATTGCAAAATACCCAAAACAAACAAGCGCAAAAAGCCACCTTTGGCGCTTTTGGTTCCAGGAGGGCCTTGCGCCTTGGTGGCTAGGCACATTGTAGGGCATGCGCCTCCCATGGGCAATTGTTTTTTGTGCACGTTGCACAAATTTTTTGTGCACGGTGCACAAACTTTTGGCCATTTTTTCGTTTTTTCCGCGTTTTTCCCAAAAAATTGAAAATTAAGGATTTGGCAATTCTGTATAATTAAGGGTGCTTAAACCTTCTTAAAAAACATACCATTATAACACCCTATATATAGCCTGATATACGCACACGCATGCGCGCGTAAATTAAAAGGGGCCTATGCCCCCAAAAACCTTTTAACCCAAGTTTCGTAGTCAAGCCTTTCAAGGCTTTTGTCAATTTGTGGGGTGGTTAGGTTTGCCGGTATTGTGCTTGAACGGCAATTGGGGTGCATGGGCGGAAGGTTGACGCCCGGCTCCGCCTCGGAAACCAAAAACTCCCTTCCGTCAAGCGACTCGCATATTTCGGACGTCCGCTCGTCAAGTATGGCAACGTATTGGTACTTTAAAACCCCATTGGCCTTGTAGGCCGCCAAAATGGCTTGGTTTTGCACGCGGTTCATTTCCGTGCGTATTAGGCGCTCCACAACGTATTGCGCTTGGGCAATGGCCCCCTTAAAGGCGTTAGCCATTTCGCTTAGCGTCCAACCAAGGTTAATGCCTTGCGTAAGCGTGCGCCTAAGCGCGCGCATTAGGCCATCCTTGTCGGCCCAAAGCCTGTCGCTAAACCTTTGCCCATCAAACCACTCGGCGTCCGCCATTTGGGCCAATTGGGCCTCACCCATTTTTGCGACGGGCTCCCATTTTCCGTTGTTGGCTTGCAACTCATAGCACATCATGGAGTAAAAATCCGAAATGGCCTCCGCAAAGCCCCCAATAACCTGACCCCTAATTTCCTCATAGGCCTCCGCGCACGCGCCATTCATTTTTGCTTGCGCGCGCATAAGGGGCGTAACGCCCACCTTGTTTTTAACGTATGCGCCCACATACGCGTATACGCCCAACCCCTTGGGCCTTCCGTTCTCGCCAACGCCCATGGCCTCCTCCCTTTTTAGGGACGACAAAAGGGCAATGGCAATGATTTGCAACTCGGCGCCCAGGCCCTCAAGCGCGGAGTTGGCCTTGGCAACAATTTCGCCGGCAATCCGAAAAACCCACTCGCCTTGCCTTTTGCGCAACGCCACAAAGGAGTTGAATTTGTCAAAATCAAGCGCCCAAGCCATTTTTTATCCGCCTTTGGCGCCATTGGCCTTTGACGTGGTTTGCTTGGGTTGCGTTGGCGTTCCGCCAAGCGCCCCAAGGTTGTCCCCACCCATAAGGCTAAGCGCGTCCCGGCGCTCCTTTCTAAGCCTTTCCAACTCGGCCGTGGCGTCGGTTACGTATGGGTGGTTTGCCACAATGGTTTCCTCGCTAATGAGGCCAACGGAGTTTTTAAGGTTGGTAACCGTCTCCGTTTCGTTTATGGCAATGTCCGTGTTGGCTATAAAGTCAATTTTAATGTTGGAAAACGACTGGCCCGTCCTTGCGTAGTGGTCGTATAGGAAGAAGGTTGCCAATGGCTTTAGCACCTGCTCCTCTATGTCCGTCCACAACTCCATGCAGTCCATGTCAAGGTCGCTGTAAATGTAGCGCATGGCAACGCCACTTTGGTTGCCAAGGTTGTCAACGCGCGTTGTGTCAACGCACGACGCCCCACTGTACATGTCCTTTCTAAGCCTTGTAAGGTGGTTTTCGGCCGCGGTGCTGTCAATGGCTTGGCCAACGTCCTCAACCCCTCCGTCGCTTTGCACGCTTACCGCCCTAAAGAGCCTTAGGTTGTGCACCAACTCGCCAAGGCTTTCGCCATTGTAGCCCTTGATGACCTTTATGCTGTTTGGCACGTCGTGCAACTCGTCGTCCAACTCGCTAACGTCAAGGTCGTACGCGTCCACAAGGCTCTTGACAAAGCGCAAAAGGGGCAACTCCTCGTCGTTGTACCTTGCAAACAAAATTGGCACGCGCGCAAAGTTTTTGGCAACCAACTCGGTGGGCTGAACAACCTTTTTGGTGGTTGGGTCAATGGAAAGCAAGGGCTTTCCGCCCTCGTCCGTCACGGGCGCGTTAACGTAAAAGTTGGCGTCCCACCCGTCAACGCCACGGGCCACGTCAACCACAAGGCTTCCGCTTTCGGCCATAACGTAGTGCCACACGCCATCGGCGTTGTAAAAGTCAAAGTGGGCAACCCTTTTGATTTTTAGGTCCGGGCCAACCACGTCCTCCTCCCAACGCCTAAGCGAGGCGAGAAGCGACGACCTTTCGGCGTCGGCCCAATATGGTATCACGCAATCCGGCTCAAGCGCCCTAACGCGCATTTCCCCTTGCTTGTCGTAGTAGACCTCAATTGGGGCGCGCCCACTGTAAATGGTTTTCTTGGCCAATTCCCTTATGGTTGCCCTTACCTTGGGCGTAAAGTAATCCTCCAAAACCCCCTGAAGCGCTTGGTCCTTGCATTTGATTGTAAAGGGGCGCGACATTAGGTAGGTTATTTTCTGCCTAACAAACGTTCTAAAGTCGGGGTGCTTTATTTTGCTGTTGCTAACAACGCCCTCCTTGTACTCCTCAACGTTTCCGTACTCGCCAATTATGGTTCGCCTTTTGTTGTCAATTTCCGAGTTGTTTCTGTAGTACTCGTGGCCCTCCTGCATTGCCTTGCGTTGGGGGCAGTTTGCAAAGGCCGTCCACAATTGCAAAACCAATTCGGGGCTTGGCCTCCCCCTTGCAATTGCCTCGCCAAGCGTCAGTTGCCTTTGCGGTTGCCCTTGCCCGGCGTTTGGCGCGCCAACAACCGCGTTCACGTATTCTCCCATTTTAGGTCCTCCGTATAATGCCAAAAAAATTATAGCACCAACGCGCGCCAATTTAAAAGCGCGCGCAACAATGGCATAATAATGGGCGTGGGGGTTGGAGGAAAAAATGAAACTTAGGCCCGGCAAAAAAACAATTTCAAATTGGCTATTCCAAAAAAGGCTTGGCCATTTGGGCGTAAGGTTTGGCCTTAGGCAAGCCCTAAGGCTTTTTGGCCCCATAGGAATGTGGGTTCATTGCCTAAGCCAATCCAAAACCCTAAAGGGCGCAATAAAAAAATGGCGCGCCCTTGCAAAGGTTAGGGGCGAATAGGTTAGGGGCGAATAGGCCCTTATAATACGCATATACGCGCATACGCGTAAAGCCACGCAAAATTGCGTGGCGTTTTTGCAGGCAAAAAGGCCCAAGCAAAACGCCATGGCAATTTGCCATGCAAAACCCCCACGCAAAACGCCAAGGAAAAACGCCATGGCAAACGCAAAAAAAAACAAGGGAGGCCCAAATGCCCCGGCAAAAAAATTTGCGCGTGCCCACACACCCCCAATTTGGCTATGCCCCCTACCCCTAAAAGTTCCCATAAAATGTGGCTTTTTTGTACAGGCGCGCGCATAGGCTTTTGCAAAGTGGGGCAAGCGCCATATATTGGCGTGGCAAGTTATACCACCCCAGGTTATGTAAGCGCTTACATGGGGCTCAAAAGGGGGTTAGAAAGGGTGTTAGGGGGCGCATTATGGCAAAAGTTCCCATATTATGGCGCTTTTTGGGGGTTTTGGGGGTGGTTGGCCTTGCGTGTGGTTGTGGGCGTTTGGGTT